CAAATAGCAGGTTTCATGTTTTGAATTTCTTTCATTGTTTTCCAACCAGCGTCTGATTGAATATCCTCCCAATACACTAAATAAAAGTCGTATGTAAACGGTATCTCCGGTACATCATCTCTAAATTTTCGTGATTGTTTTTTAGCCATTTATTTCCTCTTTATACATTTCGTCTGCTTTCATCTGTAACTCTTTAGCAATACTTTCAAGTATAAACGGCAAATGTTTTTCAACAACACTTGTCATCTCTAAAGAAAATTTATAAGCCAGTTTGGCCATCTCTGCCTCTAATACTGACATATCTACACCATTACCAGAAATATTTTCTTTGATAACATGTGCAACAACAGCCGTATTATACTCGTCTGCTTGTACTGATTTAGAAATTGCGTTCAAACCAAACCACAAAACTAAACAAATAAAGATTATTTTTTTCATAATATATCCTTTCTCATTATTTATGGATACATTATACACTAAAACGGACATAGAGTCAAGCACTTTTTTACTATATTTGGCGCTTTTTTTAGTCTTTTTGTGCTTTTTTTGATAGCTGCGACAGTATTGTCACTACTCCGGTCGTACAAACTTGTCATTCCAACCAAATGCCTCTTTGACAACTGATTCGGTAAGACCTTTATACATCTTATTCAATGATTTGTTCTTCATGCCTAACAAGACTTGTGCCTCGTCTGTGTGAAGACCCTCTAACATTTGAATAAACATTTTTTCTTTTTGTACTTTGTTAGTAGCATTATCAGCGCCTTTTACGAAATGCCATAGTCTTTTAGCTTCATTTCTTAATAGACCATGTTCAGTTCCTATCGGAGCTTCATTTGCCATGAATGGTGGGTCACCTACTGGTAAATCCCATGCAATATTAGGGTCAAAAGCACCTTTCAAGACTTGTTTAAGAGGTGCTGTTGCATGTTCTCTTAATACTTGAATTTTTTTAGGTTTATCTTTTGCGTTATTAACTTTTTTTAGAATTTCAGACATTAGTTCTACTGTCTGACCCATACCAGATGTTCCTTGATTTGTTTTCATAGAAGCTGGGTTCATTAAATGTGGGTGTCTTGCTTGTTCGGCCATAATTTCTCCTTCAGTTTAAATATATATTCGACAGTATTATTTATCCTTAAAATTTCTGTCTTCGTACCATTTATAAAAATCTGGATCCGTGAATAATTCTGCAATTTCATTAGGTGGTACTTGTTCCGTTTTTATGCATGTTTCTAAACTCTCGTACTCGTATGTATCAACTTTACGAGTCATTGGTTTATCTTTAAAATTCTCTGCCAATGTTCTTACCATTCTCTGGTTTTTGGTTAATTCCATAGGAAAAAGGCAGGCGCATGGAGCGCCTACCCTCAATTTTGATAGATTATGCGTTAGCGTAACCTTGTGTACCAAATAAAGCAGTTTGACCAGCTGCGATAACAGCTTTTGATGGTGTTCCTACTCTGTAAGATACGCCAGCAGATGTTCTATTTTCATAAATCATCATACCTTCGTTTCTTAATTTACCAACCATATTAGCTGGTGATTTAAGGTCAAATGTGTTTCTTAGAGATTTCCAAGTTACAGTATTGCCTTTAGCAAAAAGGTTTCTTACCTTTTCAGTTTTTGATAGTTTAGCTCTTGCCATGTTATTTGTCTCCTTTGACATATTAAATAAAAATTTAAACATAAGTGTTTAAACTCCTTTCTGTGTTGAGTTTAATGTACTCCTACAATTGCCAGGCAAAGCGTACTTTAGTAGTTTGACTAGCGAATTCTTATTTGTCATTATCTGGTTCAAAGTCAGGTGTAAAATGTATATCTGCCATATCAGATAAATCTCTAACTTCGTCCTCTATATCTCTTGACAATGGTTTATGTGGTTTATGTTTAACATCTAGTATTTTACTATAATCTAATCTTGCTGATTTGTTTTTACCCTTTGTGTTCAAAGTTACCATTGTATCTGCTAATTTTTGTGCTGGATGTGGTCTATTAAAATCACGGTAAACCAATCCTCTAATTGTATCAATTACAAGTGCCAAGTCAGCCGTAAATGCCAGTTGATTAGTTCTAATACCCATAGCCACAAATTTATCTAATAATTGATATGCAATATCATCAACATTTCCCTCTACAAACTCCTTAGTCTGTTCTTCGACTAGTCGTTTATGTTCCTTTGGGTCAACAGGATGTTCGACTTTTGATTTGTCTTTAATTCTGTTGGTCGGAAATAGTATAATATTGTCTTCACTCAATTAACTCTCCTTTGAAGTTCACTTTACCTTTATCGGCAAAATGTTCTACTAATTGATTATAACCACCAACTAACTCGCCATCAATTTTAATTTGAGGCATAGTTCTAACATTCTTACCAATATCTTCAATAAGTTTGCTAGGGTCGGAACCAAAATCTTTTTCTAAAGATTTCTCTTCGTATTCAAGGCCAAGATTTTTCAATAAACTTTTAGCCTTGGTACAAAAGACACAATTATTTTTACTGTATATCGTTATTGTCATTTTTATTCTTTAGGTTGTCCCATGCCTTTTTACTTTCATCATTTAGATTGTAAGCGTCAACAGCTTGTTCAATAGTGTAATTATACATCTTATTAAACTTACCTAGAGGCAATCTCATACCTATCCATGTTCTATAATAACCATTTTTAGTCATAGTTACATCTTGTGCAAATATCTCATAACCTCTTACAGGTGTATCAGTTATTTTATTCACAATAGCACTTTCAACTTCGGTCACTACGGTTTTAGTTTCAGTTTTACCAAGTTCTTTGATGAATTGTTTTGATTCTTTATTCATCTCACCCTTGATTATATCCGCCAATTCAGATTTAGCCATCATTTTAGCTTTCTCAATTGACAATTGTAAATCTGGAGAAACAGCTGTTGCAACACCATAGATACATTGCTTATCATTATCTTCACTTGTCAACCATGAGGTATCACAAGCTTTTGATTCATTGATATCTGCCATGTACCACGCCGGTACTTTGTCAACAGTATTACCTTTCTCAGATTTAATCTTATAGGTACTATTCATACTAGAGCAGGCACTAAGACCTACAATTGCTACAAGAGCACCTAGTTTCATCACTTTACTTTTCATCATATGTTTTTACCACTTTCTCGTACATTATATACTAACTCTTGTAAGAAGTCAAGCGTGGATTGAACATATGTCCAGGCGTCCTCACTTGATACATCATAAAGTATTACTACAACAAGAGCAATAATGATTATATATCTTATCATTATTTCACCTCCCATTCACCATTTGATTGTAAACAAACTTTTCCTGGTGACTTAAAAGCATGCTTTTCCCGACTATAATATCGGCAATATTCAGGTGTTTGTACATCTCTGTAATAAAACTGAGCAAACAAGTCCCAATAACCTGGAGTTTCAATACCTTGTCTACCATCAGCACACACCAATTTTTCTTCTTTTGTAACAACATTATCTTTTGTAACAATTTCAATTTTAACATAACAATATTGACCATTCACTTCATGTGGCTCTATATTCTTGACTTTAGGATAACTCAAATCGCCTGCAATGGCAAGTCCAGAAATCAATAAGAACAAAATGAGAACAAATGTAAATGTTAAATATCTTTTCATGTTAAATCTAGGGTCCATCATGGTTTTTCTATCCATCTGCCATCTGGCAATTGACAAGCAGTACCAAATACTACTTCTCTGTTAACACCACCGATACCTATAAGAGGCCATTGACTAGTAATATCTACTGTTGCGTCATAATCTTTACATTTGAAAGGTCCGTGTAGATATGACCTACTCACATGTATGATACCTGAATTACCTGTTTTTTTATTATACCAATTTGTGTAACTAGAACCATTTGGACTTACATTTAAATGGTCTACAAACACAGCATTGTGTACATCATAATCTGATTGATATAATAATTCTGCACCTAAAAATCCACCCATAATAGCACAGGCACCTGTCACATAAGGGTCTGAAGCACCCATAGCTACACAACTTGC